TTAATGAACTGGTTAAACGGTGCTGTTGGTGTAGTTATGTTCGCCAACATGAGATCAGCCGCGTTGCAGTTAATTTCCTTTACAAACTACATAGAGGCTACTGGTGTAAACAATGTGTTCAATGCTTTCAAAGCGTTTGCTAACCAAAATCAGTTTTGGTCAGACGTTAAGTATTTGATGAACTCTGATTACATGAGAGAGCGCCGTGAAGGTCTTAAAATAGATATTAATGAAGCTGAATTAGCTGAATCTGCCAAGAACTCAAAAAACTGGTGGTCAGCAGCACTATCTTGGTTTTTATCAAAAGGTTTTACACCTACTCAAATAGCTGATTCACTAGCTATCGTATTAGGTGGTGCTCCTTATTTTAGAAATTACGTAAACAACTACATGCAGCAAGGCTTGACAGAAGAAGAAGCCATGTCCTCTGCTTTTATTGACTTTAGAAATAAAACTGAAGACTCTCAACAATCTTCTAGACCAGATCGTATTGGTTCACAACAGGCTAGTATATCGGGTAGAATGATGCTTACGTTTGCAAACACACAGTCCCAATATGATCGTATTATAAAAAAAGAATACAACAACCTTAAAAACAAAAGAGGTAACGCTGCTAATTCTATCGCTAGGATAGCTTATTACGGCATGGCGCAAAACGCTTTGTTTATATCGTTACAAGGTGCTTTACTAGGTGCTATTTTAGGTTTTGATGACGATGACGAAGAAGGAATTAATAGTAGTGAATTTAAACTAATTAATGGAATTTTAGATTCTTTGTTAAGAGGTGCTGGTATAGCTGGTCACGTTGCGTCTGTTGTCAAAAACGTAGGTGTAGAAGTTGTAGACAGAAACGGAAGACCAAATCCAGATTTTGAAATGTTGGCTTTTGAGGCCGCAAACCTTGTTCCAGCTGTTGGTTCTAAGTTCAATAAGAGTAAAAGCATGGGATATTATCTTAATAAGGTAGAAGAGTTTCCAAGCCTATATATGTTTGCTGACACTAACTTCTATAAGGCCACAGCCATGGCGGCTTCAGCTGCTGCTAACATACCTGTTGATAGATTACTTCAGAAGTACGAAAATCTAGCTAATGCGATTGACGTAGAAGGTGAATTTGAAACTTACCAACAAATACTAATGGCCTTAGGTTGGCCTGATTACCAGTTAGGTATAGATACTAAACCAACTAATAAAACAAGATCAAGATCTAGATCAAAAGGTAGATCAAGATCAAGATCAAGATCAAGAAGTAGAAAAAGATAATGAAACGTGAGATAAATAAAATAATTGTACACTGCTCTGCTACTAGAGAAGGTCAAGATATAAGTGTAGATACTATTAGAGACTGGCACTTAAAAAGAGGTTGGTCTGATATTGGTTACCATTATGTTATAGACATTAATGGCGTGTTACACACTGCTAGACCTATTGAAAAAACAGGTGCTCACTGTAAAGGCCACAATACCGGTAGTATCGGTGTTTGTTACATTGGTGGTGTTGAGTCTGATGGTAAAACACCAAAAGACACCAGAACAAAAGAACAAAAAGCAGCACTTGATAATCTGTTACACATACTAACTAGTATTTTTTCAGGTGCTACTATTCACGGTCATAATGAATTTGCAAGTAAAGCTTGTCCTTCTTTTGATGTGCAATTAGAGTACGGTGATAAATATTAAGTTATGGTTGTTAATTTTTCTAGATTCAATACAGAAAAGTTTAAAAATTTAAAACCTCCAGGAGACAGCTCTATCGAGACTTTTAAAGAAATAAACGAAATAAACAAGCTTAAAAAAGATGATAATTTTGTTGTTGAGTTTGATGATGTAGAATCTGTTTTTGAGAAAATAGTAGGTAAAGATATAGATATAAGACCAATGGTAGAAAAATCAGTTCCTATTATACTAAAGCTTAAAAATTACTTTAATAGACCTAGACCTAGAGCGTTGGCAAAACAATATGGCATCGACTTACACTTGGTTGAATTAGAGTCTATGGCTACACCATCTTATCCTTCAGGTCACTCTACGCAGGGTTATTTGCTGGCAAATGTTTTAAAAAACAAATATCCAGAAAAATCTGAAGAATTACAAAAAGCCGCAGACAACATATCTGATAGTAGAAACATAGCTAGAGCTCACTATAAATCAGACAGTGAGTTTGGTAAAATGCTAGGAAAAGCTATGGCTGATTATTTAGAAAAGTTAAATTAAAACGTAATTATATAAAAGAACTACAAACAATAGTTATGCAAGGTTATAATGGTATAGGACCTAAAAGGTTAGGATCACCTATTAAGAATTTAAAAAAGATATCTAAGCAGTTAAAAAATTCTGCTAAGATGCACGCTAAGCAAGCTGATCAAATAGACAGCATTTTAGAAAAGGGTAGTCCATTACAGAAAAAAGACGCGTGTTACCATAAAGTAAAAGCTCGTTACGATGTTTTTCCGTCTGCTTATGCTAGCGGTGCTATTGCTAAGTGTCGTAAAGTTGGTGCTGCTAATTGGGGTAACAAGGGTAAAAAAAAGAAGTAATGCCTACTAAAAAACCAGGTAAAACATACCGCGGTGTGTTAAAGGCTCGTATTAGTAAACTGTACGGTGGTGACGTTACAGTTGCTAAAGCTAGAAAGCTAAAAGCCAGAAAAAATGCTACGCCTAGAGACAAACAGCTGGCTAACTGGTACATTAACATGCATACTGCAAAAAGAAAGTAATATGGCTTTTAAAATGAAACAACCAAGTCCGCTTAAGGTTAGAAAAACAAAAAAGGGCTTAGCATTGAAACGCTGGTTCAAAGAAGAGTGGAAAGATGAAGATGGTAACGTTTGTGGATCTGATAAAAAGAAAACAAAGGTTTGCCGTCCGTCTAAACGCGTAAGCAAGGACTCACCTAAGACTTGGGGACAGATGACTAAAGCTGAAAAAGCTAAGGTTATAAGAGCCAAAAAGAAAGTAGGTATGGGTAAAAGAAGGGCTAGCAGTTCAAATGTTAGCTAACCATGTGATATAAAATATATCCAATAGACTAAAAATACATTGCAATGGCAAAAGAGATATCTGAAGATACGGTAGTTGGACTATCATTAAAAACCATAGGAGCAATAATAGCTGCTGTTGGAGTAGTTACCCTTGGTTACTTTGACCTTCAAGCAGGCATTGAAGAAGCAAAAGAGCTTCCTGCGCCAGTAATTAGCCGAACAGAATACGATCTCAAAGATGAGCTAGTCCGTGAGACTATAATGAATACTCAAGGAGATGTTAAGGAAATCAAAACACAACTAGACAAAATCGAAGAACGTCTGTTTGAAATGAAGTAATATGAAAAATCTAATCCTTGCCGTAGTATTCGTATTTGCTCCACTTGAATCTGAGTCTCTTTCTAGTCAAATTAATATTAAGGGAGTAGCTGTTGTACATTACAACGCTACTTGGAACGAAAAAAACAACTACACAGAAGTAGAAAAAGTAAAAGATGCCAAGGTTATGACCGCTTGGATTGATGAAGATGAAACCATCAAAGAGTCAGAAGGTATTCGTTCATTACCCACAGTAATTCTATATATGGACGGCAAGGAAGTTAAACGTTGGGAAGCAGGTCTTTCGTTTTCACTAACAATCCCATATCAAGAAATACAACAAGAAGTAGACAACCTAACTGGCGCTGACCAATTCTAATACTATGAGATTTATTAGCCTCATCACATTTTTTCTTATTAGCACACCGCTAATATCACAAAACGCTGTACAGAAATTTTTTAAATACTCTACGGTATACACCAGCGCTTTTGCCAACTCTCCAATGCAACCCACTACAGAATATTATGTAACTCAGGGCGGTGACTTGCGAGATATTACAATAGAAAATCCATTTGACTATACTGCTACAATTGGTATTCGCAAGGTAGCAAGGTTTAAGTACGAGAACAGGCAAAACAGGTTTTATGATGGTCAAACTGAAGCTACAACTTCTTTGTCTGCTACTGTAGGCGCGGTTAAAGGCTGGGAGTACCTGGCTCAGTACGACATGGGAAGACAGCAAGGTAGTGAGTACATTAACCAACGTTACTTCTTACGTTACATGGGTAAAAACTGGTTGTTAAAGGGTGAATACTACCAGCAAGGTCTTGTTAATTTAAACTATACTCAAGTCGATTCACGCTTGCGATTACATATTGGTGAATTAGACTTTAGTGTTGGAGCAGCGGTAAGACAGCATCAACCATACGGATACAACCCAATAGCAGTATACTTGCAGGATAATCCTTGGTGGGAGCTTGCTTTTGAATATGGATATGAAGACTATTACTACGGTATTGATTACGACAATGATGATGTCTTAGATAATTTTGATTGGTTCTGGGAAGATATTGATGGGGTAAGAGTAGCAGATACCGATGAAGACTTCAGAAAGTACATCTACGGAGATATAGTTAACGACTACAACAAAGCTCGATTAAGTGAAATAGGACCTCTAGGTTCTATATCTGCTATTGCTGGTATCGATTACTACCACTATAAAGAAGATTTTTGGTTTCACACTTGGACGAGCGTACTACCTTGGCACATGCATGTATTAGGTGATCCTATGTTCTCTTACGAGCAGTTTGCTGATCAACTTGAATCTACTAACCATTTTATTGCTGGTCAGTGGATAGATTATAACGCAGGAATTGTTATGGGTTGGAAAATAGGTTCTAACTGGGGTGTATTTGCTGAAGGAGAATACATGAGCTACTGGGACCGTGAATTATTCAACGTACGTTTAGGTATCAACTATCAGTTCAGATAAAAAAAGACCAGTACTTTCGTACCGGTCTTTCTACTTAACAGTGTTTAATCAAAACTTAGGGGAGCAATGACTCCACTAATATACTAATTATTTTTTAAGGAAAAAGCCTATCAGCTAAATCTTGATCTAGATCAGCTATCTTATCCCTCCAGTATTTCTCTTTTAATTTAACCATATCCAGCTCTTGAGCTGTTGAATCAGTACCTACGTTTGAGTGAAGTACAGATAGTTCGTATAAGATCGCGTCGACCCTTTTATCTCTCTTTGCATCCATTTTTACATGTACATTCTTTAGGGGCCGTTACGCACCACACTACCTTGGTACGATGCGTTGGGCGTTTTTCTTTTTTACGACCCACAGGCTTCGCAGTCCTCTGGGTTATCTAAGTTACAAACTGGTTGCTCGGATTGCTCGAGCATGTCTACAAAATCTTGGAAATCATCCGTCATTTTTAGTTTTTTCTAGCGTGATTAACTTGTAACAAATATCTAGAAAAGGTAAGTAAAACACGTGGTTGTGTTCTTTCATAGACGCAGGATCGCCATCCCAGTCTAAAGCACTCTCTTCTTGATAAGTCCTGAAACCAATTAATATGCCAGGGTAAAACCCAAATGAAAATTCCCAATAAGTTTCTTTCATGTTATATTGTTTTTTTCTATTTGCTTGATTAGTTCTTTGTACTTGACATATCCTTTGGTTTTGACACTCCACTTGACATACCTGTCCACTTGCCTCATGTTGTAGCCTTTCTGCTTGCTAGAATTAGTTGCACTGTCTCTTCGCATTCTTTCTTTGTTTGAGGTTTATAAAGTGTTACTCCTGGCATGTTTTCTGCGACGTGTCGCTTGAACAATTTCCATCTGATTGGGAAAGACTCGTTTGGTCTGCCTTTGCACTCGATGATAAATCCTTGACCTGTAAAGTCTGGTGTGTAGGTGATTGCACGAACCTTTTTATTGCCTCTCTCAATATATCCTCCCTTGCCATTTGATTGTCTTTCGTATGAATTATTATTAAACATGAAACCTGGTATGAGCGTAAAGCTATCAACTTCGTATTTACATTTAATCTTAGCTTTTGTTAAAGCGATATACATGTTCTTCTCTAATCCGCTTTGAAACTTTATACCGTCGTATTCTACTTTTTTTGCTCTTACAGGTCCTCTTTTTTTACTCCTTCTCCTCTGCATAATAATCACTTAACTCATCACGAGCTGATTGAATATAAAGGATGGCATCCATCAATTCTTCTTGAATATCGTTCAAGTAGTCTGCTAAGTCTTTGATACCTTTTAAGCGCTCTTCGTGTAGCGTTACACGGTACTTTTTGAAGCCTACATCTGATCGATCTACAAACTTGTCGACTACTTTTTCGACAACGGGATCTCTGAAGTTGATAATCTTTTGTCTCATAACGATTCTTGTTTTACGAATGAGCCGTTGACCATCGCACCCTTTCTGCTAGCGATCTCATTATAGGCTGAGTTAATGCACTCTTCGATGTTGTGGCCACCGAGATGCGCAAGGTTAGTAAGCACGACAACAATGTCTCCGATAGCATCTACAAACTCGGCATCATTGGACTTGATAATAGACTGCGCTAGCTCTCCGGCTTCTTCCATTAGCTTAACGTACTGCGTCTTAACATCGCCCTTTTCATACAGACCTCGATCTTTGGCCCATTTGCGGATATTATCAAACACTTCTGAAGTGTCCTTGCTTTCACTTTCAATGTACTCAGCAAAAGCTTTATTATAAATATAGCTCTTATTTTCGTTGAACATCGACCTTTGTGCTTTTCTGCATATCCAGTCAATGTTATCTGGCGTTATTTCAAACAAGCCATACTCTGTTTGCCACTTATGGCCTAGATGTACTTGTAATTTTTCGTTTAGCTCAGCCTTTGGATAAGGAAACGTTGTTGTCTGACTGCTGAAAGTGATTGTCATAGCTTTAGAGTTTTTTGTTTTGAATAAATCTTTATAAAGCACAGGATCAACCTTGTAGCCGTAAGACTTTTGAAGTTCTATCTCTCGCAATGAAATGTATTCTACATCTTCGCTTTGATCAAGAACCTCGTATTCGCCAGGCTGGTAACCCTGCATTAGAGTTACCCTGTATCTAAGATTACGCGCGACGCCAATCTTTTTACCAGGGATATGATAAATATAATACATAATTTATAAGTGCTTTTCGTATAGGTGTAAATCGCAAACAAAGTGGTGGTAAACACCTATTGGTAAATTCAGTCTATCTGCAATTAAATTCTGTAGACTTGAAAAACAGTATTGATCATTGCAGAAACCAAACCAGAGATCATTAGAACGCATCATAACAGTCATATTTAGATGCCCAGAGTCTACTGTGAAGTGTATCGCAAAAGTACAAGGCGTGTCTTTACGGTATTGAGGCCACTCTTTACCATCGTAAATGCTAATTGCCGCTTGTCTAGTGTTTGGCTGCATACGCAACTTAGACACAACAAAGTCTATTTGCTCACCTCTATTCCACTGCCAACCGTAGTTTGAGTTTACTTCGCCAGTACTGTTTTCCATTGTTTTCCATATTTCAGGAACTTTGCCGTATATTTCTCCAAGCTTTGATGTCTTACGATCTCCGCTCAAGTACCACTGCCATTCAGCCTCTGCGTACTCTTTACTCCACTTACGCTCTGGCGTAGTGATGTCGTTTATCATTGGAAAATTAATACAGAAGCTAACGTTCTGTAGTTTTTTTGTTCCGTTGTCTGAGGTAGAACCCTCACGTCTGATGTAGTCTAAATAATACTCAAACGCTTCGTTTGCATTATAAAATTCTTGTTTCATTTGTTAAGCTTGTTATAGTAGTATAAGTAAAACTCAAAACACT